GATACCGCCGGAGCCGCCGCCATACCAGCCGGAACCGCCTACATGCGGGCCGGAACCGCCTAATCCGAAAACACCATCTTGCCCCCAGTTAGGCGTTCCTTGAATACTACCTCGATTATTGCAAGAATGTGCGCCGCCGGCTGTTTGTGTGCCGGGATAACCGGTGGTAATAATATCCCATCCGCCTTGTCCGCCAACTAATCCACCGCCTGCGCCGGCCGCATATCCCCAAGTATAAGCACCACCGGCACCAGCAACGACAAGACGGTTATGAAGAGATGTATCATCTGTTATGCCTTCGGCTGATGTCCGAATGTCAGAGGCATTATAGATTTGTTCTGTCGCTGCAGCAGCGTAACCACCGACCCAAATATACAGCTTTCGTACGGAGCTGACGTCCAGCACACATTCTACTTTACCGCCATTTCCGCCGTTAAATCCTCGGGAACCCACACATTCGACCTTTAGTTTCTTAACGCCGACCTGAACTTTATATTCCTGCAGCTCTCCGGTGTATTCAAAACGAACCGGAGTTGTATCAATAACTAGCCCGCCGCCGAGGGGCTTGGATGCTGTTCTGATTGTCATGATACAAATATCCCTTCATAAGAGCCGCGCCAGGTAACGCCGCCGTCCGATGAAACAAAAGCAATCCAATGTTCGCCGGGGTCGGAAAAGTCCGGGGCTTCCCCGCCCAGCCATTTTGAATCATCCGGAACAATGGCTGCCAAGCTGAACGGCACAACCGAAGGCATATTTAGAATCAAATCTACGGTAATATCCCGATCCGTTTGCTTGACATTGCTGATGTCGATTGTAAAAGCGTCACCGGAGGCAACATTCCGAAAATACCGGCATTTTCTTTCCTGCAATACAATTACGGGACTATCCAAGATAACCCTCTCCTGATAAATTGATTGTGACTGAATATCCGTCCGATTATAAATTTTCTGAGCTTCTTTAGCCCAATACTCTGCATTTGCGGCGCTATTGTCTACTGCCGTCTGCTTGATGTTCGCGTTATTGTCAAAAGCCTTTGTCTTTTCTTGAGCATTAGTGTCAAACTCGGTCGTTTTTTCCAAGACATGTGCATCAAACCCATTAACGGCATCAGCGGCACTTTGTGCGGATTCTGCTGCATTTTTTTTACTCAACGCGGCGTCCGCGGCTTTTTCCGTAGCAATATCGACCTGTTTTTTTGCATCTGCAATGTTTTGCTGGCTGTCAGCAACGGCCTTTTCTTGCAATTTTCTTGCATTTGCCAGCATTTCGTTAACATTTTCCAGATATTCTGAAGGGTCCGCTTCCGACCCCATTGTAGTCTGGACGCACCGTTCCAAGCTTTCTTCCTGTTCTTGATTTTGCATTGTCAGACGGTCAATCTCGTTTTTGATTGATTCGGCACTAAACGTCGTGCTGTTTGCCGGAGTATAGTCCTGTTTGATTTCCGTTTTGCGGTAAATAATAAATTTGCAACCTTCTGCCAACGGCTCTCCGACCAACGGATAAGTCACTTCTCCTCCGCCGTTGTCATTCAGTTTTATCTCAAATTCCGTGTTCAAAAGTTCTATTTCCTCACCGGAAGCTAGCACTTTTAAGCAGTGAATCTGGGCTTTTTCAATAACCTGAAACGTAAAAGGAAACTTTGTGTTAACGCCATCCCCCATTAAAATATCCTTTGTATGTTCTGTGCTGACAGCCATATTTTCCTCCTAAAGAAAAGGCAGGTTTAATACCTGCCTGTGTTGCTTTTATCCTTCTCTTCGTTTATTTTTTTTCCGGGTTTCTGCGGCCCTTCGTCCGGCTTTTTTGCGTTCATAAGCCTTGTTTTTTTCATTGCCTCCGCCAAACCAATAATAATAAAAATCGCCGATAAACGGCAAATAACGCCAACTTTTACGGTTCCCAACATCTTTATTGCTGTTAAAAATGTCATTAATTACGTCACCGGCAAACTGAACCGCTGGAGGCATAATATTAAAAAATGCCTCAAAACCGTCCTTTTTGAAGCTTTCAACCTGATATTTCTTAAACAGGCTCAGACCAAGAATATTCTCCATCAGGGTATCACTGATGCTGATTTCCCGTCCCAGCAACAAATCTTTCAGCAAATCTACTCCTGAATTTGCCAATCCCAGATAAATCGCCAGTTTCATAAAATTAGCGGTTGCCTGAACCGGCCGGCCTTCAATAAAAAGCTTATCGACACAATCCCGTTTGTAAACGTTCAGCAGGCGCAACATATAAGTTTTTAAGGCATACGCAATTCTCCAGCTTCCGCCTTTCATATAAAACATTGGTGTCTGGTCGGCTGTCAGCGGTTGCAAGTCCATTACCTTAAAAACGGCCATTTCCATAATTTCCGGTGTTATTCTTCCGGTCAAAAGGTCACTTCTGACCTGTGCCGCACCATCGCCAAACATATCCTGTAAATATTTCAATATTTCAGGATCCTCCGCCTTAACATCTTTGCGAAGCTTGGCTAAAGCAGAATTCATAACGACACGCTTGCCAAGATTATCAATCTTGGTAAATCCCGTATATCCCAGAACTTTATCAAGTGTTTTAGCCAGAAATCCGGTGTCTTCGGCAAATTCTGCAATGGTTTTATTATCAATGCCGACCATTTCCAGACTAATTTCAGACTTTCCCCGGACAGCCTGCCCCAATGCCTGAGCGGAATTAATAATCCCGTTCTGATAAGCCGACAAAGCAATATCGCCGAGCTGGGTTATTGCCGACGAAAACTTGCCGATTGTGCTGAGATAACCAAGATTGTGCATTCCCTGAACAAATTTGTTCATGCGGGCCGGTGTGAATTTTGCCGTCAAATATTCCCTGATGCGGCGTTCATCATGTGCTTTAATTTTTCCTTGCCCAATCATATTGAGAATTAAACGTCCGATTGAACCTTCGACAGTATCATCAACTTTAGAATTGAGTTCTTCCTGAACCTGTTCAAGTTCCTGCCGCATCCGGTCAAGCGTGATATTCTTTACATATTCGCTCTTTCTTTTGCTGAAAAAGTTAACTTGGTCTTCCAGCTTCTTTTTCCGTTCCTCTAATTCTTTTTTTCGTTCTGCGTCAAAAGTATTGCGAATTTTGGCTTCGACACCGCCGATTTCATAATTCAGGCGCTTAATTTCCCGAATTTTGACTTCCTTCGGCTCCATTGCGGTAAAATCTTTAATTTTGGTAGCCCGATTGCGAATCCGGTTGCGGATAAGCTGAATGTCGGCAGATTCTTTGCCAAAATAACGCTTATTTTCAATCATTTCGACAGAACCGGCAATGTAATTAATTAACGCATCCGGCGACGAACGATAATATTCGTTGAGTTCTTCATCAATCAGTTCCAAAGTTCTGGCTTTGACATTGCCGATATTTGACAAGGTAATACCGCCGCCATAACCCCGCATCAAGGCATTAACCAACTGTACAACATCCTCTTCGGAATATTGCCGACCGTTACGAAACTTTTCTTCCAGCGTACGTTCAATCATTGAATGCTTGGCATCAGGGTCTGCCTGCACACGTTTTTCGATTTCATCGAGTAAACCGTCTGTATCTTTCACGCCGCGAGGAAAATAATCCTGCATATATTTGACATCAATACCGACATCAAGCATATCATTATGAATATCATCCAGAACCTGCCGAACCTGATACCATTCATTTTCCATATGATATTGGGCAACCAGCGCATCAATATCCAAGGTAATATGATTTTTCAAAGCCATATCCAGCCGGAACTTATCCGCATCAGACATTTGCTGCCATTTTTCCAAAAACGGCAAAATCCGTGCGTTATAGTCGCGAATATTTGACATTTTGGCAATTTCCAGCCTCCGGTTTTTCAAAACCAGCTCTTTGGAATATTTGCCCAAAACATCTTCGGAAACCATAAATGCATCCTGCAGCCACTCCCGCGCATTTTGTAACGAATCGCGCGTCCCTTTCACAACACGCTCTTTCAGGCTTTTTTTCTTCTGCATCCGCTCAATACCGCGGGTCACGGCTTCCTGATAATCAGTTATACGGCGTTTATGCTGTTCAATATTGCTTTTAACAATATCTTCAACCGGAATATCGTTTTTCATAAAGAAATCCAAATCCCGGCCGCCAAACATTGCCGCATAGACACCGCGAACTTCATCCGAGAGTTTAACCTCCAGTTCATCTGCTGTCCGGTAAATTTCCCGCAGCCACTCCATAAAGCGCTTAAAAATGGTTTTCAGATAATGGCTCGGTGCTTTTCCTTCTCGCAGATATTGTTCCAAACCACGGGCAAACTGTTCCTGTTGGGCTTTAGTGTAGACCCCATCGCCGGCAGCGCCCAGCCAATTGTCTATTTCCGCCGCCATTTTAGCCGCTTCTTCGGAAATACCGGCAAGCTCATTAACCTCATTCAGCCAAAAATGGCCGATTTCATGTACAAAAGTTGAAGCATCGGCATTTTCTAATAAAGAAATAATTGCCCGTCCGTCATCCAGAAATTTAATCTGTCCGCGGTTATTGGCCGCTTTATCGACCAATTTTATATTGAAATTATCGTTATCTGGTGATATACTTTGATTATAGGTTGAATCTTCAACCTTGCTCCGTGCGAGCTGGCTTTGGTCGCCAGCGACCCCACGGAGTTTTTTATTGCTTGCTTCACCATGGTTATAGTCCATAAACAGGTCATAAAACATATTACCATTACGATCCTGTCCGACTAAGACATCAGCGTCATGTGCTTTTCCGCCGATTTCGACCGTTGCACTAAATTTATGAAATCCGACAATTCCGTCTTTGCGCGGTTTATGTGAAAGCTCATAACCGTCATATTCTCCGTTTTGAATAATGTCCTTAATAGCAACAACGGCTTTGAGTTTATCCGGATTCCCGCTGTAACGTTTATATTCCTTCTGTCCTTTAAGTGAAAAATGGATTTTGCCGACTTCGGGACGGTCAATGACTTCATTTAAAAGATTATTACGGTAATAATCAATCGCCTTACTGCGCAAATCGGCTAAATCCTTATATTCGCCCAATTCATCACCGCGAATTTCTATTTGCGGTTTTGAAGACTGATTAAAGCTCATACTTTCTGCATCAATATCCTGCACTGCTTCCGGTTTTCGATTTTTATATAAAGCGTTATAGATGTCATCAACAGAATCCATTGTGCTTTTTCCGGCCCGGTGAATTTCCTCGGTCAAATCAGCCAAATAAGCGGCTTCTTCATTACCGTTAAATTCCTCGTTGTAATGTTTATTTCCAGCCAATTCGTCAGCTATGGCATCCAAAAGGTCGTTAATTTCCGGGCGTTCGGCCTTTCCGTCAAAATACCCGCGTTCCCACGCCATCATTGCGGCATCATCAAGACTTAGCCCGTTTTGATTGTTTATCAGACCAATGACGGATTTTCCGGCATCCATTGCGTTTAATTCCCCGCCCGTATCTTTCAATCCGCCTTGAGATTTCAGAAATTGCAGTAAAGACTGGCGCTCATCCTTAACTCTTTTAATTTTCCACGGATTGCGGATTTTATCCAAAGAAGCGGCAAGCTCCTGCTTTGCCCGAATGGAATCTTCCATAAAGCTGCGAACTTCCGGCGCGCGCTGCGTTATATATTCCATCGGCGTCAATCCTGTCATTTTGGCTCCGGCCAGTGCAATTCCCTGCATCAGTCTGGCATTATTACGGGCTTGAACCTTATCCATTTTGTCAAGCAGATTGTCATAAACCATGCCATAAACCTGATCCAGACTTTCACGAATCGCTTTTTTGCTTTCCAAATCTGAATGTTCATTGAGCCATTTATCAAAAGATGCTGTCGATTTTTCAATATTTTCCTGAATAATCGGATTAACAGCTTCCCGCTGATTGCTGATTTCCTGCGCAATAATTTCTTCCGTAGCGGCCAGTTGTTCTTCGGTCATGCCTTGCGCTTTCAGGTTTTCTCTGGCACTTTCATAACGAGCCTGAGATGTTGCAGTCACAAAACTCAATGCACCGCCGGAACCTACACCGCCAATAAAGCTTTCTACCGTTCCCTCCAGCAAATCCTGCATCGGATTGTAACCATATTTTTTTACACCATTTTGCCAAACCTGCTGAAATGTTTCGCCGACACCTTCCCTGCCACCGTCCATAAAGGCCTTAACGATGCGCTTTGCGGTTGAATTGACCTGACCGTCCAAAATCTTTTCCAAAGGTTTCAAAACTTTGTCAATTGCCGCTGTACCGGCAACAGATGTGGCAAATAAGGCATTTGCTTTATCTTGGCTGGCTCCGGCTTCTTTAGCCTCTTCATAAACATCAGCGCTGTCAACTCCGGCTGCAAACAGGTAGCCTAATGTTGCAGATCCCGTTGCCTTGTAAATTCCGGCCGGAACCATTAAAGAAGGCAATGCGCCGCCGACAATTGACGCGGCGCGGGTAAAGCTTGGGTTTTCAAGAAAAGTACCGCGGTTGATTTCTTTGTCCAGCTCCAAAAGTTTGTGGCCCAATCCCGCATCAGCAAACTTTTTCAGCAACCCTCCGACATATTGATAACTTTTGGCGGTAAAATTGCCCTGTTTGATTTTCTGTTGCTCTTCAAAGTCAAGCCCGGAAATATCTGAACCGTCATAAAGGTTGTCACCATACATCTGCAGCAGAGTACCTGAGCCTTTTATCATTTCCAGACCACCGCGAACAAATCCTTTGGTTCCTTCCCGAAAAAAGATCTCTGTATCGTTTCCGAACTTCATCATCCGGTCAAGAATGGTATTCTGTTTATCCAAAGAGTGGTTGTCCATGCCCTTGTCGGCAATCAAATCTGCCGCTTTATAAACTTCCGGATTAAAGTTTTCCTGATTATTGGCCTGTTCAACAGGTTCGTTGAAGAGGTCATCTTTAGAAATGTTGTCGTTTATTGCGGTCTGATTAAAATTAACCCCTGAAACGTTCTCGGTTTCAGGGGCTGTATTGTCATCTAATCCGGCAAAGATTTCATCAAGTTCTTGCTCACTCGGAAAATTTTCTCCGGTAATTTTCAGTTTCCGGCCGTCCGGGGCTGTGATTCTGTAAGTCGGCATTATTCCACCTCAATCTTATATTTTCCAATAGTTTTAACCGATTTTGTCTCGTTTGATGCTTTGGATTCCGTTTTATTCCCTAATGCGCGGGCTGTCAGAATTTTATCGTTATAGCCTTTTATAATTCTATCCAGCGCATTTTTCTTCTGTTTATTGTTAAAATCCTGACCGTCAATGGTTCTGAAATAATCCAGCATAATTTTAGAACTCATTGTTTTATCACTGGCATTGTCATAAATCCGCTCTTGAGCATCCTTAAAATCAAAATCCCACCACCAATCATCTTTTTCGCCCAGCGAAACAATATTTTCCTCACGTTTTTTATTAACATTATTTATTAAACGGGAACGGTCTGCCAAAGAAATTTCGCCTTCTGCATATTTATCCTCGATGTCTGCCAGAATTTTATCAGCTCCGCGAATATAATCCTCTTCGCTGAAACTGTTTAATTCCGTAATATTCAGTAGAAGATTTTCAGCCGTTTCCGCTCTGGTTTCTGCTGTAATACCTTTTGCCGAAAGCAATGCCTTTTGCTTGGCCTTAAACCAATTAGACGCATATTTACTTTCATTCTCTTGCAAATACAGCAGTTTCTCGCTGTCGTTCATCTGGCTGGTTTCATTATCAAAGGCCAGTTGGGCTTCAAACTGGCTTTTCTTTGTTTGATACTCTGCGACTTTAACCTGCCGTTGCAGAATTTTATACGGCAGATCTTCCTGATACTGCTTTTTTTGTTTGATAATATTTTCAATCGCCTGATGTTCGCCGCCAAGGATAGAACCTTTATTTTTGGCATAATATTCAGCGGCAGCATTGGCATCGTCATCCGCCCAGCGCAACGTCTGTGTTTTATAAAAGTTGCTGCGGTATTCTTTTAATTTGTCATCCAAAAGCGCACCGCGGCCGGCATAATTGACCTTAATTGCGGCTATACCTGAATTATACGCTTGTTCAACCAATCGTGAATCCTTAAAATTAGCCAGAGCATCATCAAGCGAATTTTTAACGCGGCTTGTCGTGTTTTCGTCAAAATAGCGCTCTTTCTCCTGAGCTTCAAAACGGGTTAAAGTGTCCAGCGTAGCGGAATTACGGCGGTTATACATATTATTTAAGGCTTGCCGCTCATAATCATTGCCGACTTCTTTAAGCTTTTGCTGATACCACTCATCGGCGGCTTTTTCCCATTCGGCAGTCGAACCCAGCGCCTGCTTGCCTTTGCGGGTCAAAATATCACTGTTAACTTTTTCCCGCCGCAGTCTTTCAAAATCGCTTTCCCATTCCATTCCCCGGTTGACAGCATCTTTTTGAGCCTGCTTGTCGGCTTCATACTCAATTATTCTGCCGGTTCTGTTCATTTCATAACCGGTTTGTTGCATCGCCCTAGCTACCCCGCCGCCAAAAGAAGCGGCATTAGCCAGCGGTGCCGGCATTCTTGAACGAACCACAACTGTACCTGTCCGGGTATTAACCATTTTTCCTCACTCCATAAAAAAAGCCCCGCCTAAGCGGAGCTTTAATTAACAAATTTTTATTTATTACTTAAATAACTCGTCGTGTGAACCGGTCGCAATCAAAATTCAATATCTGCCATCAACTCTTCTACACTAGAGTATGACTTAAATCCCTCGCGGTTTTTGCCGGTTACATAATCATCGACCCTTTGCATTGCCATTTGTGTCGCTTTGTTTGGCTCATCTGCCAATGACGGCTGAAAAGGCAAAGCCTTTTGTGCTACCTCATTATGACCGTTAAAAACAAGCAATCCTGCATCATTCATTTTATTAACCATTATTTTGTCCTTATATTATCATTTATAATGATAGCGGCAGGAAATAATCTGTACCTCGTTATCAACCACACGATAAACCAAGCGGTGCTGCTGGTTTATTCGTCTCGACCAGCAGCCGCTTAAATCAAATTTGAGAGCTTCCGGCTTACCCAAACCTGCGAAAGGCGTTTCCATAATACTGGCAATCAATTCCTTAATTTTAGCCGCCAGTTTGGGTTCCTGCCGCTTCAGCAGCAAATAATCTTCATAGGCCTCTTTTGTAAACTTAAAGCTCGTCAATTTTGACATCTACAAATTCTCCGTTATCAGCCTGTTCAAGGCTTTTTCTTAAATGCGCGGCATTATAAGGGTTAGACAGCAAATAACAAGTCTCCATCCACGAGTTATAATCATCCAAACTCATCATTACCGCCGATGGTTTATTCGTTCGGGTAATGATTTTAACCTCGCTGTTATCGCAGACTTCATCCAGCAGCCTTGCCATATTCTGCCGCGCACTGGTATACGTTACAGCTTCCATTGTTTTTCTCCGAAGTATATAATTATTAAACTTGTACAGTTTTCTGTACATAATTAATATGTACAATATTCTGTACATAAAGTCAATAGATATTTTGTTTACATCCAACAATTAACGCAAGCTTAATATTTTGGTTTTCTACTTGGCACTGTTGTTGCCGGATTATAATGTGAATTATATACACTCATATCTTCGCTAAATAAGCCTTCGTTTGCCTTAAACAACAAATTGCCTGCACCATTAAGCAGAGTAGAGAAAGCACCTATTTTTCCGGCGCGTTTGGCGTTCTTGGCCGCGGCATCGTATAAACTGGCCTGAGAATTATATCCCCAAACCTCGCGGGCCGTATTATCACTGATTTCCTGCCGGTCCCGCTCCCCCCATTCCGCCGTCTGCTGAAAAATCTCCAACGGACTGTCGGAAGTCAGATCCACGCCGTTCGCTGCCAGCTGCGCCATCTGCCGGCCGAGCAACTGTTTATTCTGCAAGGCGGCCTTTTGTTTCTCTTTTTCTCCGGCATCGGCAGCATCTTTGGCTTTCTGCCGCATAATCTCGGCATTATATTTATTAGCTTGGCTTTCCGCTTTGCCTTCCTGATAGGTTCCATAAGCCTGCATTCCGGTTCCGACAGCCATCAATGCCATCGCGGCAGTCATTGGCTCACACATTCTCTTTCTCCTTATAAAAATGTAAAAACAACGCTTTTTTCAAACCGTATGGCCGGGGTTCGTCAAACTTAAAACCGCACCATTTCAGCCAGCGAATCGATAATTTATTATCAATCCAGACATAATTCTCCAAACAGTCGGCATATTTGAAGCCTTCATTGACATATTTCATTGAATTTTCAACAAAGCTTTTCTTCATTCGGACTAAATCTTTTGCCCCCAAAAGCCAAATCAGTCCCTTCCTGCTCAGAAGAAAAGGCCGGCGAACGCCAAACAGCGCAACCGGACGCCCGTCCAGTTCAATACAACGGCAATACGCTGAGGTTTCAAAGCTGTGCCGCAACGCCTCAAGAGGCTCCCATCCACCGGCCAAGTCAAGTTCCTTGCGATCAATCTCGCGCATTTCTGCTGCAACAGCCGAAATATCAGCCTTTTCAGCAAATCGCCATTTAACCTCCATGCGTAACCTCGGCAATCACGCTATTAATCGTCAGCGGCACAGGATCCTCAGATATGACGATAATTTCACCGTTATTATTATATCCGCCCAGTAAATCCAGCCGCTTATATCCGTTAATCAAATCATAAGCTTCGCCGTATTTTTGATATGTCAACGAGGTTTCCGCATAATTAACGGTGTTTTCGTCAACCTGAGCGGCCTTGAAATAACCGGAATTTTCCACCAAAAACTTAACTGCCGTTATTTTTTTCTTGTTTCCGAGTGATGTCGCGGACATTTCCGTCGGATAGTCCACGCTCAAAGTGCGCAACATTGCTGTATAAGGCAAACCGACTTTAATATGTTTTCCGGGAACATCGAGCCGGATTTCCCCGTTTATTACGGTTTTTAGTCCCTGATAACCGCCGTCAACCATAACGGCGACATTTCGTCCTTCCAAATAATCAATGCCGGAAACGGTCGAGACATCAGTTTCCGAAATCAGTTCGCTGGCACAATCCATAAAAAGGTAATCCGAATCCTTTGATGTAATGTTTTGCTCTAAGACAAAGCGTTCAATACTGCGCTGACCGGTTCCGTTTACCTCTCTGACAACCACAGCGTAAAGACTTTCTCCGCTTGCTTCCTTAACCGGACAAATACTTTCTATCCATCCGTCCGTCACATAGCGGGTAAATGCCGCCAGCTGATGCTCCTTAATAAAGGTCAAGACAGCGGCTTGTCCGTCCTCAAAAATAATCCAAACCTGATATTTGCTTGAGCAATAGCCCCAATCCACCACTTTGCGCCCGTCAAACAAGTGCGTGGCAAAAATGCAAATGTCTTCGCCGTCATAGCCGTCGCTGGCTAAAGAATATCCTAATGTCCGAATATGTCCGTCGCTGAAAAACAGTGCCATGTTGCCGATAATCAGCGGTTCAATATTATCACAAGGCCAGGTATTCTGCTGTTTTATATTCGGATCTTTGCCTGAGAGGAATCCGGTTTCGCCGGGCATCAGCTTCCAGACACCGTTGGCGGTCGTCATCAGCAAATCGTTGAGCGATATAAAATGATATATCGTATTAACCTGCTTACCTGTTGCCCGTACTGAAATTGCATCATTGTCCTGTATCGGGTTTGACATTGTAAAGTTATTATAACAACCGGAACGGGACGCTTCAACCAATTCAAAATCTTCCAGTGTCGCCCCCATCGCCATACGCTGTTCATGGATTCCGCAGGCGCTCGGATATTTGTTTTCTCCGTCAAACGGGTTTCTTTTGGTCGGCGGTGTGGTGTTATAGTCAAGTTCGGCGTTTTCATCCACCATGCTGATAGTTGCAGCCCCTTCGTCTGCTACCACAGTCGAAATCCAACCGTACATACCGGAATAAAGCCGGTAAACGTTATATTTTCCGCAGCCTTCCACTTTATTCCAAGTCAGTGTGACTTTATTTGTTGCTGAGAGTTCGCCGTTGGTGATTTCAACCGAAGCCGGCAGGCTTTCTTCGCCGGACTTATCATCAATTGCCGTCACCTTATATTTATATGTCCTCCCGGAACCGGAACCTGTGGCTTTGAGATTGGCCGGAGTTGAGGTTTTGGGAACAAAAACCATATCTTCAAATTCCCAATGGTTATGATCATAGCGTTTTAACATCCGCGGAACATGCAGTGGATGCGTGATATAAACCACATCGGCCGACTGTTCAAACTTCATCTGCCACACTTCATCTATGTCATATGCGGTTTCCAGTTCATACGGTTCGGTGCTGTCCTTTGCTGCCACCAAACCTCCCTCGCTGATAATTCTTAACACTTTATTGCCAAACTCCAGCGCATAGCCTTGGTCTTGAGAGAACTGAAAACGGCGCAGACGGGACGGATAACCGTTGTTTTGTACCCCTCCGACATACCATGAACCGGGGCGCTTGTCCAAGCCCCCCTCTTTTTTAACATAAAAGTTAAGCAGAATTTTGGCGGCGGAACCGTATTTTTCCAAATTGGTACGGGCATACAAAGCCGGGCTGATTTCACCGGCATTAAAAGAAACCTGCGCAATTTCCATTCCCATCAGAATATTCCCCCGTTGTAAATTTTGTAACCTTCATGCAGGTTTTTATCAAAAAACTTGAGTTCGTTCTCAACATCGTAGCTTTTAGCCATCTCAATCAAAGAGGCATATTGTTCGTATTTGCTCTGGGCTTCTTTCTTCAAAGCGGCAATCGCCTCGCATACCTTATTAGCCAAAAGATAAGACGTTGCCTCGGCAAAAGCTGCCGGCCACATTTCCGGATTCAACAGCTTGGTCGTAAAAATTAATTTTGAAATTTTATAATTTGAAAGAATTAAGCGGCTGGCCTCGTTTTCTGACAATATAATCGCCGCATTGCCGTTCAAATCAAGCAGGGTTCCGTCTTCATCGCGAAACTGCCAAATTGTCACGGCTTCGTTTGGATAAACGTAACAATATCTAAAACCGTCGTATGTTTCCGCAGACATTGCCGGCGTCTTCATTTTGCGGGCAAAAGACCAATTATAATAAGAAAGCGCTGTTTCGACTACGGGTTCAAAATACAGTCTGCATTTCTGCGCTTTAGGGTCATTCCCCGAAATATCAATGATTTCACCGTGGGATATAAGTCCCAGCGACATGTTGTAAAATTGTGTCTTATCCATTTTTCATTCCCTGTAAAAAAAGGCGCCTGATTTCTCAAACGCCTTTTTATTATTCAGTTTAGTTTCCGGATGAAGAATCCGGAGCAGGACTTTTGTCCGGCTGTTTATCATCGCCGGAAACAATATCCTTATTTTCGTCAGATTCTTCTTTGGCTTCAGGCTCTTTGTCCTTAACCTCCGGCTCTTTTCCTTTGTTTCCGCCTTTTGACTTGGTCGAAACATCGGGCCTTTTAGCTTCGGCATAAGCTTTTTCCAAAACAGAAATCCGCTTGTCAAACTTGGCTAAATGTTCGCCAACCAACACCTTAAAAGCCTCGACCTGCTCCTTAACTTCCGCCGCAGACTGGTTTTCAGTAGCCGGAATTTCCGTCGGCTCCGGCTGCTTGGCTTTCACCATTTCCCCGGTTTTGGTGTCCTTAAAATGGCTGTTCGGTTCAACGCCGTCGGCCAAAGGTTCGCCGACTTCATAACGCTTGCCGCCCAACTGGCAGGCCTGAGCGCAGACATATCTTTTATTTGCCATGCGTTAAGCCTCCATTCTCTCGCCAACCCAAGCGGTAACGGCACCGGCAGTCATCGCCGCCGTTCCGACCGTTGCCACAACCTTAGAATAACGCTTAAAGCCGACCGGCAGCGGCTGGCTGATAAGCAATGCACCGGCGCTCAAACCCGCCAAGGCGATGTCTTGCGTTGCAATGGCGGTTGAAAAATCGCTGCCGTCGTCCGAGTGTTTCAATTCCACTTTCAACGTACCAGCGCCGCTGGAAGCAAAAGCTTCGGTCACACGAACCTGAAAGAAGTTGCTCGGAACTGATTTCCCGTAATCTGACCGGCCTTCGCCAAAATCGATTACATCCGATTCAGAAGCTCCGGTTGCCCGCGGCTCCATCTTATCGGCATATACCAACAAACTGTCTCGCATATTTTTTTCCTTAATTAGAGTTATAAAAAAGGGGCTGATGATTTCAGCCCCGCCTTGTTTTGTTTAGGCAACCTGTTCTTCCGAATCCAGAATAGCCTCACAAAGTCTGATCGGGTTGCCAGGTCTGAACTGCGTAACCGGCATACCGAACGCATCCTCCAGCTGAACCGTTGCCTTGTTCAAAGCTTCAATGTCCAGCAGGTTGATAGCCGTAGCATTACCATAAATCACGGCACCTTTGCCCTGCTGCTTCATGTTGTTCAGTGCACGGATAATCATCTTAGAAAGATTGATTTTCTCGCCTTCTTTCGGGTCAACCGGAATATTGCAGATTCGGGCAACACGTTTCGGGTTGGTAATGCCAAGCCCCATATGACACTGGAAATGGTCGACATAGGCCTGATACATTTTACCGTTTTCATCGGTTACCGTATCTTCGCCTAAATCGTCGTGGACAATACCGCCGGTTGCTGAGCCGCGCGGATAAATACCTTTGGCTTCAACCTTATCCCATTGCACAATATAGACAGAGGTCAGATTGTCGCCGGTACCGCCGGCATTAATCACACGGCGGCCGTCAATTTTGCCGCAGATAGCAGCCAAACCGTCAGACTCATCGGGATCTATTTTTGAATTGCCGTAAAAGACAGCATCACCCAATGTTTGCGCCAGTCCCTCAATCATACCTTTAGCCTCGTCCATACGAAACTGTTTCGGATTCGGAGCCAAATTGCACTTGGCTTTATCAACCCGAGAATAATTCTCATACATGGCGATATTGAAGGTAATCGGTTCGGTTTTGGTTCCCGAAATCCCGACACCTTTGTCAAACTGGCGTTTTTCGCCTTTCGGAACAAAAGTTCGGATAGTATCCTTATGAACAGATCCTCCGTTTGCCTCAATAAACGGAATATCCTGCAAAATCGGATTTTCCTGAGACATCACTTCGGCAATCGTTGCCATGTCGCCATTCGGCGCAATTCGGTTTGCAAGTTCAAGCAACGACAGTTTATTAACTAGTTTCGTAGCCATTTTTTAACCTTTCTTTTAAGTTAATCCATACTCTTAAATTGCAGCACCGGCTCGCCAAGCTCATTGCGATTAGATGCTGTTGCTGACCCGGTCGAGTTCACAACCTGGTCTTCACAAATGGCTTTGCCGACTTTGTAGCAAAACCTTACAAAAGCCGGATGGTTGCCCAATCCCGCTTCTATAATCTCTTTAGTCAGCCGCTCGTCGCCGAACTCCAAAACGGCCCGATTGGCGATTGCAATGTTTTCATCTTTCCCCAAAACCTCATCAGCTCTGGTTTCTTTTTCCCAGTCGCTGACCTTTTTGGCATAGGCATCGGCCTGTGCTTGTATCGCCTTGTTAAAGACTTCGGCACCGGCCGCAACGATTTTTTCGGCATTTTCCTTTGAACATTTCAGTTCTTTCAGAACCGGAGAAACCTGAGCCATAATGTCTTTGTCCAGTTCAAACCCGTCCGGGCATTTAATCTGGCTGTAGTCAACTTCCTCTTCGGCCTCCGGTTCGCCCTGTTTATCTTTGTCGGAAGTGCCTTCATTTTCGGAATTTCCCTCTGTTCCCTCGGTTTTGTCGCTCTTCGCAGCGTCTGCCTTTTCCTCTTCATTCGAATTTTCCATAGAAGAAAACGCCAAAGATTTCTCTTCGGCGTTTTCGTTGGTCTGAGTTTGCCCAGCGGCACCGGCCGCGGCATTATCTGTCGGATCTGACATTTACTTTCTCCTTTGCTATTTGATAAATTAAATCGGGATCTACCCGGTCAAGCGTCTCTTCAATCCAAAGCCCAAACTCCCGGCGCCCCTCATTGCGGCACATTTCCTGAACATTGGAATCATAGACGCTGTGATGAATACCGGCATATTCAAGCAATTTCCAGAACACCCGCTTTCCGGCCGGCGTTTTGGTTACTTCTCTCAAATCATCGAGAAAATTCTGATACTCCAGTTCCGGCGCGGCGTCCGGCTGTTTTTCCTCATCATCTTCAAAAAACATCAAACGCCCCCATTTCCTGAACCGGATATGTCATGAAGGGTTTTGGCGCCCTCAAGCATTTGTTTAGCCATTGCCAGCTGTTGCATCTGCTGTTGTTGAGCCGCCTCGGCCTTATCCATTTCCGCCACTTCATCATTAGAATTGACGATTGTCGGATTGACGCCGCGCTTATCGGCGTAATCGTCAATCAATTTATAGACATTCAGTTTTTTCTTGGCATTCGGCTCATAAGAAGAAACCATGCCGACAAACTGCGTAAAATCAAGCTCTGCCGAGAGTTCAACCGATTTCTGAGCCATTGTCAGCATAGAAATATACTCAATTTCCAGTTCCATGCCTTCCAGTTCGGGAGGCGGCGGAGGCAATGCCCCCATTTTATAGGCATATTGATAGGTTGTCGTAATCGTCGGCGACAAAAACTCTCCGGTAATATTATTAAGCACCGGCCCCAGCTGCACCATCTGTTCGCTGCTGACTTTTTCGACCTCTGTCGCCGTCATGCGTTTATCAGAGTTCAAGACTGCATTAAACAGATTATAAAGCATTGCGGTTTTGATATCATTTTTGGCATCTGCAATAGATAAATTAATCCCCGACAGGTCAATATTGACATTCATTGTCGGGGTTACTTTATTATCGCCTTTGCGGGAATTGTACGGGTTAATGCCGCCGGGAATTAAACTTGGCTTTTTACCGTTGTCATACATATCAGACGGCACGTTTATTGGCGGCTTGACCTGCATGTCAACGCCATAATGCCGGGTCAGGTGCCATTTCTGCAAAGATTTTGCCATACCCATGCCGTTCATTGCCGGAGAAATCGCATAGACTTCGCCGCTCAGGGGTTCCCAGCGCGGTGTTCTTGCCGGGAAACCGTCAAAGCCCGAAATTCGCAAAATGCCGTCATCTTCACGAAAATCCTGCAAATAATAAACAGACAGATACGGCTTGTTTTTGGCATCTATCTTGCCTTTATTCATCATAAAATTCGGCATAATTTCATGGATAACGTTATGTCTGACCAAAATCTGACTGTTATCATAAGACTGACGAATCGTTCTCGGCAAATTATCATAGCCAAACTTAGCCACAAGCTGATGGGTTGTCATCGAAAACGGATGAACAAAGGTGTCCACAATACCATCATCGTTTGCCGCCAGCATATATTCGCCAATGGTAAACAAATGAAAGTGCGTAATTGTCCCCACATTTTCTTCCTGCAGCATGCAAGGCTGGCCAAACAACCCCATTTCTTTATAAGCCAGCGGCGAGAGCTTATAAAAGTTTGATTTAAGCAAAATCTCAAAAATAATATTTTCCACCTGATAAAGCCATTCTTTAACCGGCTTAAATTCCATCAGACCAGTATCACGCAGCTTAAATTTGAACCAACGGGTTGTCGGATTTGTCAGACCGGATTGCAGGCCGGCAGCCAGAACATTGGCACAATCATTAAGAATATTGTCAACAATATCATCACTGCGGCGCAAAAACTGCTTATTCGTCTCATTAAAGAACTTGCCCCGGAAAGAACGAGACAACTCCGCTACTTTCTTCCAACCCGGTTCCCAGTCTTTATATTCATCGTATAAAGCCGTATGAATCCGGTCCAGCTTTTGCCGCAACTTCCGTTTATCTATCATTTTAAGTTTCCTCTAAAACAAAAGCCTAACTTCCCAACAAAGTTTTCTTGACTGTATTTGCCTGAGTGGTAAGCCCCTCAGACCCGGTTAAAATCGTAGATTTGCGTCCCAGCATCTGTTGAGCTTTTTTCTTGGCATCTTCTCTGGCCTTAACTGCCTTTTCATCAGCTTCCTTGGGGTCATTGCTGTAATTTGAGGGAGAAATAACCGTTTTCGGCTTATCTCCTTTCAATTTGACCGTTCCCAATGAAACCGCCGAAACGGCATCGTTAACAAAATCGCCGACACTTCCGCCACACATTCCTTTTCTCCTTAAAGTTTGCTCCAGTCATAGCTTTCAGACTGTTGTTGATACGAAAAAGAGGAGCTTTCCTTGCTCCCCTTGTTTTTTTTCTGAACCGGACAATAAAAAGACATTGCCAGCGCGTCTGCATCATCCGGCGACGGCAACCCGCAAGCCTTCATATCTTCTTTAGACATAAGCTGCTTTCTGCTGTCTTTGAAAAAATATTGAATAGACATCAAATCATTTTTTAAGCCTTCATCATCGTCAATCGCGCCGCCTTTGGTCATCCATTCATGTAGGGCATCGTACATTTCAGCCCGTTTGTTAACATAGCGGTCCGGCTGATCCAGAGTGTCTCTCTCGCCAAAAGTTACCTCAATAACCGGATAACCCATTAAAACCAACTCATCGACACAACCGCCGCCAACACCGCCGCCATCAATAAAAATAGCGTCCGGCTGGTAGAAGTCCGCCAATTTTGCGACTTCTTTAGCCAAAACCGGCAAACGCAGTTTCTCAAACTTATGTACCGGAAAATCCCGGGCATTCCGTCCCTGACGGAAACGGACAACGCTTTGGTCGTCGCCGAAACGGCTGACATCAACCATCATCAACAGCGGTTCAAACTGATTGTCAAAACTCTCCCGCTCCTGCGCGGCCTTAATTAAAGCCTCGCTGAACATCTGATTGGAAGATGCCGACGGAAACACGCCGCGAACACGAACTTTGACAAAGTCCGAATCCTCGCCGTATTGTTCAATCCATTTAGCAATCTGCTTCTTATTGGTAAAGCTGACCGTCCGGCTGTCAATCTGCCTTGTGTCCCAATAATCCCGGTTTTTATGGAAACATTCATAAAAATTACCGGTGTTTTGGGTTGGGTTTCCGAAAGCAACCCATAAAATCTGAGTGCCTTGGTCGGTCAAAGCACCTTCGGTTACTTCCCAAATCTTATCCCAGATCTGCGACGCCTCGTCAAAGACTACCAAAATCCGCTTGCCTTGGTTATGCAAACCGGCAAAAGCGTCAGGATTGTGCTTGCTCCATGGGATTAAATCGACGCGCCACGATTGCTTATAGCGCTCATCACATGAAAATATACTGGTTGCGGTCATTGTAAACCAATGTTTGCAAATGCAGAGGTTATACCATTTCCGAACCTCGGGCCATGTTTTATTCAAAAGCTGCTTCTCAGTGTTCGCCGTTACAATTCCACGCGTTTCGGGAAAAGTGCACAACGCCCACAAAACCAACCATGCCACCAATGCCGATTTACCGATACCATGGCCGGACGCTACGGCAAACTTCAACGCTTCTTCAACGGTTAATAATTTATCTCTAATATTTTTGAGTATCTGAACTTGCCATTCTTCCGGCTTTTGGTGCTCCAGCGCACCACTGCCCCACGGAAAAGCCAGCATAACAAAAGCATACGGGTCATTGGAACATTCAGCCATTGCCTCGGCTAATTGCTCTTCAAATTCAATATCCATTGCCTGTCCTTATTTTTTGGTTGTTTTACTGCCTTTTTTCTTGGTTAAAAACTTTTTAAGCCGTTCTGCCGTCGGCTCGTCATTGATAAGTTTGGTTGTCGTTTCGGTTTTCCAACCGTCAAAGCAGTTTTGCAGGATCCAGTCGGCTTTGTGGTCTTTGCTCAGATTGCACCTATCAATTAAATAAACCTCGCAAATCTGTTTGATGCGGGTAACGGTATATTCATATTCTTTCTTTTTGCCGTATTCGTTCAGGGTCTGGTTGGTAATACCCATATAATCGCATACGCCCTTCACGCTGATTGAACCTTGTCCGTAAATCGGAATACCGTCTTTGGTATAGAAGATAATGGCATTTTCTTTTTCCGTGAAATAAGCTGTTGCCTTCTCAGCCATTTCTTCCGCAGACTTAAAAGCCGGCGGGCGGCCGCCTTTGCACAGCAAATGAAACTTATCAACAAAGGCAGGCTCGCTTATCATCTCCGCAGGTTTGGCCTTTTTCTTTTCCGGCTGAACAGCGGCCGCAGCTTTTTCTTTTTTCATCTTAACCATTGTCAACCTCATAAAAAAACCGCCAAAGAGGCGGTTTCATGCTAATTTGTTCTTTATTTATTTTTTTTCATCCAATCCCATGTCCATTTTGACAGCCACCCTGTTTTATTATCTAAGTTGACTTCAGCAAGAAAAAACTTACTATCATCTAAAACTGGTTTTAGTCTATCATACCATTTCTCTTTTTTTGACGTGGATTTTAAAATAAAAATATTAGGCATAATTTTTATCCAATCCAAAGATAAGTCTAATTTTTCTTTAAGTTTGTCTGGGTTGAATTTCCCCTGATTATCAATTGACAGAATATAGAACACCGCCATTATACTTTCTCCTCTTCATCATGAGTTAATGGAAGTAACTTCGTTCCTTCTGGAGCAATTTCTATGAGTTCCTCATAATTTGAAGGATTATAGCCATTTTTAGTATTATATTGAAATTCCATTCTCCTAGATTCTAATAGATACTTTTCTGTTTGTAATCTTTCAGGCATCTTAAGCAAACAATAAAAATAACAGCCTATTATAAAAATTATAATCAAGCAAAGAATAACAACAGCTATAACGCCATAACCCAACCAT